CTGCCGTCATTAACCGGTAAGGTTGCTGTGACTTCATCAAAAGGAATGGTTCGCGGTAAACTTCGTACCATAAAATCAAAAAAACAAAGATTCATCCGCGCCGCTTTCCTTGCAAAAAGCAAGTTTGGCGGTTTCGTTTTGGGTAATAAAAACAATAACGGATCGCGTACGCTTTCTATTATTTCTTCAATAACCAGTACAGGTGACGGAATAAGAATAAAGAGGACGCCTTTGTACAATGTAAACAAGGGTCGGGCAGTAAAAGTAAATGCCACTAACTTTATGAAACGGGCCTCTTATGAATCTAGTATGGACATGAATAAAATGTTTATTGCAAACGCTCAGTTACAATTCAAAAAACACCTTAACAAATGAGCTGGAAAGACGATTTAGATCAAGATTTTACTATACAGACCGGGGACGGAAAAATTTATACCGTACTTAGCAATAAGTATTCAAAAACTGTTTCATGGAATAGCGACACGTTTTCTTTTATTGGAGTTAAGGGCCAGTTAGGTAAAAAAGAAGAACAGTTAGCAAGGCAGTTTCCGTTAGAGTTCTATTTTCAAGGGCCCAATCACAAGGAAACATCTCAATTATTTGAAAACTCATTAAATAGCAAAGAGCCGTGTTTAATTAAGCACCCTCTTTACGGTAATATTGTTTGTCATATTTTTACGATCACTTTCAGTAATTCGGATACGGAATTAAACATAACTAAAATTACATGCGCCGCTATTGAGACCATTGTAGCCGGTGGATTAATAGAGTCTAGTCCATACCAAGCTATTCAACTTTCTCAAAATAATTTAATTGCTTTTGCCGCTCCAGAAATATCTGGACTATCAGTTACAGCAGTTGATGGTATTGAGATAAGGCAGAACATGGAAGCGTCAAAAATAGACGGACTAAAAATAATTAAAGTACCGGATCAGGCAAAAGAATATACCAATGTGTTTAATGAAGCGGTTAGCCTTGTTAATGTCATTACCGCAAGTCCAGTTATCGCAATGGCAGCAACTTGTAATTTTATCAAAATGCCTGGTAATTTTTTGACAATTGTAGACGATAGATTGACTTTTTTAACAAATCAATTCGATAGATTTATTGACACCGTTTTAGGGAGAGTTGTAAACCCTGCTTCTAAAAAAATATTTGAAATACAGGCAGCTACTTGCATTTCTACAATGTGCATAGCCGCGATTACACCAATAGGAAGGGAATACACGACAACTAAATCGGTATTGAATATTGCAAATAGAATAAGCCAGAATTACAACAGATTTTTGGAGGTTCTAGACGGTTTACAAGTTTCTTCTGGTGGTCCAAACGAGTATTATATTTATTCTTCTGAAATAATAAGCAACTTAAATGAGTGCGTAAACACTACACTCTCAAATCTTATTCTTATTGCGCTTAACGGAAAGCAGGAAAGATTTGTCTACACTACTGAGGATAGTAATGTTATTTTATTAGCTCACAAATACTACGGAGGAGACATTAACGATGAAAATTTACAATACTTTTTAGACACAAATAACTTTACCTATCAACAAATGATCGGAATTAAAAAAGGTACAAAAATTGTTTATTATAACTGATGCCATTTGTAGTTGAAATAAATACCAGGGAAACTGAAACATTGAATAAACCCATTCAGGCAATAAACTTTTTTACCAATATTAAATTAAGTTTAAAGTACGATTCAGTTGCCAGTGATTTTCAATTCGATTATTTATTTGATCCGAATAATCAGGACAGTTTGGAGATAGCTGGAATAACTCACTTTCATGAAGCAATTGTAAGTTTTCAAAAAACAGGATCCAATGCAAGGCAAAAGATACTGACAGGATTCGTTATGAATCAGAACTTTGTAGACTCTCCGACTCCTGAATTACTTTCTATTGGCGGTTACTCTAAACCGGGGCTACTTGAAAAATCAGATATTCCCACTTCAATCCCATTGCAATCCGATGGATTAAAATTAAGCGACATTATTCGCAGGATAGCCAGTGCGTTTAATTTAGAGTTTGTAATAAAAGCGCGTCGGGCCGGTGAAATAGTAGTTACTCCATCTGAGCAAAAAACGGAGCAATCCAGAGCGGACGGCGAAATTCCTAAAACGACATCTAAAACCAGCGAGAATGCGGCTGCTTATTTAAAAACTTTGTGCCTTCAAAAAAACATTGTATTAACACATGACGAGTCGGGCAGATTAGTAGTAAAAACAGCCAATACAGAGGGTCAACCTGTTTTAATTTTTGATGCAGATAATTTTCCAGGGGCCGGTTACGAAAAAATGAGTTTAAATTGTAGCGGTCAAGAGTTGTTTAAAACTTTTACAGTAGTAAGACAGGCAGATGACGAGGGCGGAAATGAATCCATGGCGACTCTAAACAATCCTTTAAGTCCTGTTGCGGCAGTGCCTAGTTATAAGGTTGAGGTTCAAACACTCGGAAACGATGTAACAGTAGTAGAAGCGACTCAAAACGCATTATCGAAGTCTTTAAAAGCAATAGTTTTAACCGTTGAAATATTAACAGAAACTGCCAGTGTAGAATTAATACTTCCGGACAATACTATTTATGTTAGAAATAAAAAGCTAAATTTGTTTAAAATGACAAAGTTTTTTATAGAGAAAGTTGACATTGAGCAAGACGCTCAAAGAACTAAACAAACGCTGACTTGTGTATTGCCGTGGGTCTATAATTATTATTCAAAAGGAGTTGGCAAAAATACTGGTGGACCGTACAATGTCTTTATCGAACCATTACAAAACTTTCCTTCCGCATGAAAATGAAGCTTTTAAAAATAACTCAAAGCAATATAGACAAGCTGGGAAGACGTGTACTGACCATGTTCAACGGAAATGTTAACACGGTAACAGCTATTCCTTACGGGCCTTATGGCGAAGACTCGAATCCTATTGAGAATAGTATTGGTGCGTATTCAGATACTGAACTTAACGGTAAAGAAATTTGTGTAGGAATAATGAATAAAAACGCAAAGGCTGAATTAGGAGAACGTCGCCTATATTGCACAGATGATTCAGGCAACTTCAAATTTAATATATGGCTAAGAAGCGATGGAACAGTATTGATTGGAGATAGCGAAATACCTTCTGAATTTATCAATTACGCGGTAAAATATAACGAGGCATTAACTGAACTCAACAAGATGGAATCAACGTTAAATGATCTTATAACTAAATGGAATGCTTTTGTAGCAAATTATGTACCAGGAAGCCCAACAACAACAGGACTGCCATCTACACTTGCTGGTTCCAACGTAACTCTAAACACCTCAGATTTTACCGCATTAAAGAACGAAAAAATTAAGTACAATGAGTAATTCGATAATTTATACCAATATACCCGCAATCGTTGAGGCATGTGGAACCTTAGAAGCTCGCATAGCCATGTTGACACTTATCTTAAATGGAATGGAAACGGCCATGCTGAAAGCAACTTCTACCGGTCATTTTGAAGAGTATAAACTGGATACAGGGCAAACTAAAAACGAAATCCGGTATCGCAGTTTGGGTGAAATGGAATTAGCTTACGCCTCTATGCTTCGATTACAGCAGCAGTTAATGACGCGATTAAATGGAAACAGACAAGGCAGAGTTCACAGATTTGTAGACGGTAAAAATTTTATTTAAAATGGCAAACAAGTTCGTAGAGTCGATAAAATTGGCAATTCAAAGTAAGCGGTCACCAAAACCGCTTACTCCTCTTAACTATTCACAGCCACAAGCTTACTTTAGAGTTCCCGGCGCTGGAGGTTATGGTCCTGGAATAGGAATGTATTATAACCGTTGGTCTTTACAGGTTTACGATGGAGAAAAAACATTAGGAAATGCGGGACCGATAACTGAAAGAATCCCAGATCAACAAGCCTTGCGTATTCGTGGATGGGAAGCGTACCTGACTAATGGAACAGTTCAAACAATTGTTAATAAATGTGTTAAATGGGTGGTTGGGCGCGGACTAAGATTACAGTGCATTATTAACGTCGACGTCTTGAAAAGTGAAGGGATAATTTTGTCAGCAGCAGAAGCTCAAAAAATATCTGATCTTATTGAGGCAAGATTTGGTATTTATTCTGACAATAAAATGAGTTCTTACACCGGAATGAAGTGTTTGAATCTAGATGAATCAACGGCGTTTAAAAATGTTTATAATGGTGGGGATGTGCTTGTGGTTTTGCGTTACGTTAAAGGTCAGGTTAAGTATGAGTTGATAGACGGACAACACGTTCGCTCTCAACAAGGCGGGACTGATTTTAACCCTCAAATAACAGAGGACGGCAACCGTATAATGAACGGAGTCGAAATGAATGGACGCGGCGAGCATGTGGCTTATTGGGTGCAAACTGCCAATTTAAATTGGGAACGTATTCCTGCAAAAAATAAAACAACTGGACTAACGGTCGCTTATTTCGTTGGTGGACTCGAATACCGTTTAGACTATTCTCGTACATTTCCTTTGTTTTATGGATTGTTTGAGGTGGTTAAAACGTTAGAGCGATACGACGATGCGACTCTTACTAGTGCAGAAGAGCAAAACAAAATACCTTTTCAGATCACTTCTGAATTAAATAGTACGGGTGATAGCCCTTTTAAGCAAGGCATATCACAAGCCATGCAATTGAGCGCACCTACTGGAATGATACCGGTAGACGAAAATTTTAAGCAAATGCAAGATAAGGTATTTGCTAGTACTAACAAGCAAGTAATTCACAACGTACAGGGATCAAAAATAGAACCTCTAACTAAATCTGAATCTGAATTGTATTTTGGTGAATTTCACGAAGCTTTTTTTGAAATCATTTGCTCTGCCGTTGGTGCGCCTCCAAATGTAATGAAAGGCAAGTATGATACCTCTTTTAGCTCTGCCCGCGCCTCTATAAAAGACTGGGAACATACTTTAATGGTAGATCGTTATAAATTTTCATGGCAATTCAGAAAGCCAATTTACGAACTTTGGCTTCACATGGAAGTGCTTAACAATAAAGTCAACTTACCTCAGTATCTTAACATTCATGCTAAAAACAATGAAATGGCTTTGGCAGCTTACCGCAACGCCGAATGGCTTGGAGATAATGTTCCACACATTGATCCTGTTAAAGAGGTAATGGCGGAGCGTTTAAAACTTGGTGATATGGGCGGAAACATCCCATTAACAACGGCGGAAAGCGCAACCAGAAACGTTAACGGTGGGGACTTTAGACACAATGCCCAGCAAACAGCAAGAGAGGATAAAGAGCTAGATGGATTAGGCCTGAAACCAGAGGCCGAACCATTGGATTCTCCGGGAAAAAAACAGGCAAAGTCTAGCGCTTACATGGAAGCCATGAAACAAGCCTTGATTGACGATCAGTCTTCGTAAATTTTATATTGGGCCGGTTCATTATTAAAGCCAGATTTTATGTAAGACAAAATCAGTTTATTCATTGAAACGTCTTTGTTTTTAGCGATATTATAAATAATTCTTTTTTGATCCAATGAGAGCCCTCTAACTCGAATCCCTTTTGATTTAGATTCGGCATATTTATATTTTTTCCCTGTGAGTATCGTGTAAATTGACGAAGTACTAATTTTTAATTCTCTGGAAATATTTCTATGGCTTTTCCCAAGTGTTATCATTTCCCTTACTTTTAAAATTATTTCTTCGCTCATGGTGTATTTTTGAGGCCAAAATACAAAAAATAATTCATTCGCAAAGTAATTTTAATGCAAAATTATCCATGCCTCAACAGGTTTTATTATACGGTAGCGTTAACTCTTATTCGGCAAAGCAATTTGTCACTGAATTAAGTGCGCTATCTGGTAAAGAAAAAGAGGTACACATTAATGGCGACGGTGGAGAAGTAAAGTATGGGCTTGCTTGTCTTACTAATCTTGCGGCATCTGATAACATTACTTTAATAAATGACGCAGAAGCAAATTCAATGTTTGCATTTATGTTTTGTTACCCTGCTAAATCAAAAAAATGTGCCGACTTTGCCACCTTTGGCTTTCACAGGGCAGCTTATCCTGATTGGTACGAGAATGATCATGAACTTTTTGATGACGAATCGAAGGCTGAATTAGCTAAAAAAAATGCAACTCTTAGGGCAGCAATGGAAGGGACGGTTGATTCTGTAAAATGGATGCAAGAAACGGGTTGTTCGATGGACGAACTATTCTCAATGAACGGTCGTAAGGAAGTAATTGTTGATGCTCAAAAAGCTCAGCGCTTAGGTCTTGTAAATGAAATAATGCAGGTTACTCCAGAAAAAAGAAAAGAAGTAAACGCGTTGAGGCAAAAAATAGAAGCAAAATTTTCAACACCTGCTCCAGAAGCAGAAAATACACCAACTCAAAATCAAATAAAAAAAATCATGACAGTAGCCGAATTTAAAGCCGCTAACCCGGAAGGGTATAACGAAATTGTAACAGCAGAACGCGAACGTTGCGAAGTATGGGCCATGAATGCCGACGTTGATCCTAAAGCGGTAGTTGAAGGGATTGCTTCTGGTAAACACGTGAGCGCTAAACAGCAAGCTGAGTTCATTCGCAAACAAATCAGTGCTGAAATGGCTACCAAAGTGGAAGCTGAAAACGCTCCAGATTTAAAACTTGGAGCCAAAAAAGAAGAAGAGAAAACGGGGGCTGCCAAAGTACAGGAAGCAGCAGTTGAAGCAGTACGTAAATCCTTAAACTTACCAGCATAATGAGCACAGTAACGACAGTAAATTCACAAAGTAACTTCTTAATTGCAATTACAGATGTGTCAAAAATATTTCTGGGAAACAACCAGACAATTGCAAATTCTTACGTAAACAATACGAGTTACGATCCTATCACGCTTTTAGCTGGTACAGTATTGGGCCGCGTTGCGACTACCGGGGTTTTAGTTCCTTCGATTTCAACAGCTACTGATGGAAGTCAGAATGTAGTTGGGATTCTTGGGCAAGACTTATTGGTTGACGCTGGCGATTCTGTAAATGCCCTGGTATTTGTATCTGGTCGTGTTGCTCAGGAAAAAATAATTTTCTGGAAATCAACCGATACGCTGGAAACGGTTGTTGACGGAAGGCAATATCGCGATCAAATAGGAGGCCAAACAGTAGGAATCAAATTAGTTCCAACGGCTCAAAACAGCTACCCTGACAATTACTAACGTTAAAATTATACAAACCAAATGATACAAGAAACCCAACTTTTAGGCCCGTACACTAACGTCATTGCGGACGTTTATAAACAAATGCCGCAAGCGACTAATTTTTTAAGGTCGTATTTTCCTTCTAAAATTGAGATGACCCGTTACATATCTTACTTCGTAATGCGTGACGACGAACAAGTGGCGGTTGACGTTGCGCGTGGATCTGAAGGTAATCGTAACGAATGGAGTATTGCCACTGAAAAAGTTGGCGATCCACTTTATTTCCGTGAAAATTTTGATATCCTTCCTATGCAAGGGTATGACGCGTTACTTAATCCTGCTTTAGCAGTTACACCAGCAGGTGCAGCAGCTTTGGGCTCATTAGTGCGCACCGTTGCAGAAAAACAGGCTTCTATTCGTCGTAAAATTGAGCGCGCAATCGAAATCATGTGTTCTCAGGTTTTAATGACAGGGGTTCTTGAAATGAACATTACAAACGGAAGTCTGCAAGGTACCGGTATCAGTATTGACTTTAAACGGAAGTCTGCATCTATGCCAGATTTATCTGGATCAGCTCCATGGTCAACCGGAGCTACCGATGTATTTGCTCAAATGGAGTCGGATTGTACTTTTTTACGTACGGTTGGTAAAACAACCGACATGGAATTTGATTGCTTACAAGGTAATGCGGTATTTACTGCTATGCTGAAAAACACCACTTTCTTAGACAGACAAAATCTGTTCAACATGAAATTGGATTCAATCAACCCTCCAAAAAGAATTAGCGAAACTTCCGGCGCTGTATGGCATGGACGTTTAAGTGCGGGACCTTACATTGTAAATATTTACACCTACCCTCAAACTTACGATACAGTAGCCTCAAACGGTACCCGTACAGCTACAAACTACATTGATACCAAAAAGTATGTAATGCTGCCAAAGACTCCATTTTTCCGTACTTATTTTGGTGCAGTACCTCCAATTGTTGATGGCAGCGGTAACGCTCAACCAATGGCAGGAGACTTTGTTTTCACTGACTGGGTTGCTCAAGATAAGCGTTCGCATAACTACGACGTGGAAAGCTGTCCTTTAGTTGTTCCAGTTGGAATTGATCAAATGGTTACACGTAAATGTTTAGCGTAATGAAATACTTCAAAATTCATCCAGAGGTTTCATGCTGTGCTTATAAGCACGGCGTGTTACACGATAAAGATGCCGTTTACCCTGAAACTCAATGGGCAGAAGGCGAGGCAATGGAGCGAGTAAAGCGCGGGTTCTTAGTTGAGGTAAAGGCATCTAAAAAAGAAGCGGAACCTGAACTTGAAAAGGAAGTAATTAAAGACCCTGAAAAGTCAGAGAGTAAAAACGATACAGGGCAAGACGAAGGTATTGGAATCGTTCGGGGTAAAGTAAAGCAAAAATAACCGAATTATAAATTATAAAGGGTGGCACAAACGCCACCTTTTTTTTTAGATGTCACTTATAAACCAAGCCATAATAGATTTACAGGACATCATGCAGAATGCTGATGAGTTTGCCACGGCTGTTACTTTTTCAAAACCAGGTGGATTAAACCCCGTTACTGTAAATTGTTTGACCAATAAAATCATGGTTGACGTTGAAACTAATGGCAGTCCGGTTGTTTCGGAAAGAACAACAGTGGCCGTTCACGAGAACACTCTTACGGCGGCTGGATATGTAGTAAGGGACGCAAACGAAAATGTAGCTATGACTAACGACCTTGTTACAATGACCGTATTCGGTCAACAAAAAAATTACATTGTTAAATGGCAAATGCCTGATCAAAAGTTTGGTTGCCTGGTATTTGTTTTAGAGAGATATGACGCATGATAACAGTACCTATTCCATACAGTAATGTAGAGGCTTGCAGGGATGCGGTAGCTATTATTTTAAAGGATAATTTAGAATATCAATACACTCACGATTACAATCCTGATGCAGACGTTCAAAAGGTATACCTTGAAACAACAAATCCAAATGACTTTACTGAAACTTCTTTTATTGAAGTGTCTTTAGATAACGTCCCTTATTCTGACAAAACTTATGGCGGATCGGTTGTTGGAAGTGCTGTAATAAACGTAGATGTTTACACTAGGAGTGTTACCACATCTGGCACGAGAGGGGATTCAGCTTCTCGTTTAAAGTGTATCAGATTACTGAATTTATGCAGATACATTTTAGAGGACCCTCAATACAAAACATTAGGGTTTCCTCCAGGCGCTATTAATGGTGTATCGGTTGAATCGATTGGCATGGCAGATCCTGAAAAGTACGATACTCAAAATGTATCAATGGGTCGCTTAGTTTTCAACGTGAAAGTAACCGAAAATAACTCGCTTTTGAATGGCGTTCACTTGTTTGAATCCGTAACAGAGCACAGAATAGGGTTAACAGACGAAGGTTTTAAATACATAACTTAATTATAATGGCAGAATTAGATAAAATAGTAACACCGTGGCAAGACGTATTAATACCTGCTGGCGGATCATTAACAGTAGCAGATACAGCCGCTCGTACAGATCTTTTTGTTACCTCAATATCAATTAATTCAGATACCGTATTGGCTGCTTGTACAGGGTTCGACGAAAATGGATTGGCTATTAATTTTTTGGAGGACGAGCGATACTTATGGACAGGTACTTTACTTGCAGGTTCACAAAAATTTGCAGGAAAGGATCGTCGGATAGCGGCAGTTACATTAACTAGCGGAAATGTTGATCTTAATCAAATAAAATAATGCCAGGAATTGGTATAGGTAGGTCACCAGTATTTAAGTCTCGTTCAGTGGCTCCTTCTCCGCCTGCCATAGAAAAATACTATGATTTTCAAATAAGAAATGCCGATCTAAGTGTACAGGATGTTCCAGTTGGCAATGATGCCATGCCAACAATGGATGGCGTAGGTTTTGTTTCGTACGATTATTTGAGTTTAGGATCAGAACAGCTTTGCTGGATAAGAGGGTGGACCGGCGTATCGGTAAAAACAATCTTTACAAGCGTAGACAAAGGGTTATCGGTACAGCAGCAAGCAGATTTCCCTGGAGCCATTGGTCACGTATTTACATTAATAAAGACCAGTAATGGTAGGTTGAGAATGTATGGCGGTGACGATAACGGTGGGTCTAATCCGAACGAAATGTGGGAATACGTTCCATCTGGCACTCCTAATGTTGTTGGTACATGGACTCTTATTGCCGCCGACATGGGAAGTATTTGGAAGGGTACCGCCATTGGTGGTTCAACCAGAATAATGACAAATGGGGTGAAACTAAACGACGGTTACGTTTACTTTGTTTGCGGACAGGGAGATAATTCGGCGTCAATTATTCACAAGGATGTTATAAGGGTTCATGAAACGTCTACTACTTTTGAATTTGTTTTTGATCTTACCGCGTTCATGGCGGCAAATAGCATTGACGCATTGTCAAACGCTGCTATCGCAACCAATGGAACTGATATTTTAATTGCCGGTGGCATGAAATATACCGGTGCTTTTGTTACAAATACTTACAACAATAAAGTTATTAAAGGCTCTAGCGGAGGTACCGTTTGGACGGTTCAATCAACAAACGCTACACTAGCGACCGGTTATTGTAATGGAAAATGGTGGAAAAATAAGTTTTGGGTACTAAACGGGGTTACTACGAGTAACTTAAAAGGTATCTATTATAGTAGTGATTTGGGTGTTACGTTTACTGAAAATTACGACGCTCCAAGTGCAAGACACGCAAGTGGAATAGACGACTCTGACGACGGTAAATTGTATGTTGGAAGCGGTAACCTGCATTCTGACTGTTTTGCAATTGAAGAAAAAACGTACCCTTATGAGGTTGCTGACGACTTAAAAAACACATGGTGGTTATTTTTACCGCAAAAGCCTACCGCAACGGCCCAGATTGCTTATAATAATTTAGTAGCCAATTTGACGACAGATGGGTTATGGTCAAAGATTAAATACATGTATTTAACTCCTGGGTTAACCACGTCCGGACAAAGGAAATACGCATTTAAAAGGAATAAAAAGCTAACCGGCCCGGACGATCAGGATTATAAAACACCTTATTTAGCATCGGATACCGGAGTACAAGTAATTACGGATGGAGGTAACCCTGAGCATATCACCATTAAATCAATTGGCGGTTATAATTCAGGCACTTACATTTCAACAAATTTTAGATTTGACAGAGACAATGATGGGCTGACTGTTGACAATAATGCGCTATTTGTATTTACTTTCAGTCAAGGCGACGAAGGTGTAGACGGCGGTATTTTTTCGGGCCCTGCTGGTCAACTTATTATCGCTAATGACATTAATTTTGGCGCGGGCGGATTTGTTGGCGGATTATTTACAAACTACGCTATTGGCACGGCTCCTTCAAATTCAATCGGATTACGCGGCGTTATGAAATTTGATAGCTCAAATAATATAAAAATGGTAGCTAATTCGAGCGTTCAAACGGTTTTGACAGGCGGTACAAATACGGACCTTATTGACAGTATAGAAAGACTTTGCGCTGTAAATCAGAGGTCTAACCGTGAACAAACGTTTTACATCCGATCAGAAGCCTTGTCAAACTCAGAAGTAGCTAATTTAAACACAAGATTAATCACATTCTTTGGAGACATGGGAATGGCAATACCAACATAATGACAAGATCACAACTAAAGACATTAATAACAGATGGAGTATTATCGGGAGGACGCAGGACAATTGCGGCGACGTTAAGGTCTATTTTGAATGCAATAGTGGACGCTTGCTCAAATATATCCGACGATAAAGACCAAGCAAACGGTTACGTTGGTATTGACGGAAGCGGAATAGCTAATACGTCTGCAATAAAATCGCTTACACCTACTGGACAGTTCCTAAGGGATGACGGCACTTGGGCAACACCTTCGTCGAGCGGTGGAGTTACTGTATTAACGGTAGATATCACCGGGCAGTCAACTATAAATTTAATAGGACTTTCGGGAGCTATTGAAATGAATTTGACCAGCACAAACCCTACCGAAGAAATAAAATCAATAGTTGGATTCACGAACGTCAACTCATTAACATTAATGCCTGCTACCGGATTAGACATTGAAATACAAGATGAAGCGATTACCACTACTGGAAACATTAAAGTTTCTAACATCACTCAACAATTTTGTTATGGGGACGACTTTGGCTTTATGGAATTAATGAAGCGCGGCAGTAAATTTTATCAGAAAAATTATATAGATCAATATGCTTAAAAAAATAATTATAATGTTGTGTTTATTGTCGGGAGCGGCAGAGGCGCAGGTAAGTAGAAATAGATTAAAACAGCCCATTTACGGATGGTCCAATCGAATAGTGCCAATTGCTAAATACCAAGACAGTACATGGGCATCCATGTGGTTCAAAACAGATCCGTCAATTAACATTACTTCAACATTGTCAGTTGGTAGCTCAACTGTTAATCCGGGCGCTATACTCAGTATATCAACTGCCACCGGAAACGCTGTAAGCTCAATACAGACTAATACGGCATCAGGTAAGTCTCAATTTTACATGAATGCCGCTACCAATACCGTATATTTATCAATAGATGTATTGGGGGCTTCATCTCCTACCCCCGGAGCTATATTCAAACCAAATTGTATTAGTATGGACATGAATGCTGATCAGAGTTTATTTATAAACGCATCTCCTAATGGGGAATTTGTTTGGGCTGTTGGTGGTGTAGGAATAAACAGTGAGGCTTTACGAATAAAAAGCGACAAAACGATACAAATCAACAGTTCTTTTGCAATTTCAACAACTACAATAAAAACGACGTCCGGAGACGCTGCCACTATTAATTCGCAATCAGGTGGATTTAGAAAGGATGCAAGCGGCAGTACTTTTACGTTAACAAACAGTCGCGTTACTACGTCTAGTGTCATAATTCCGGTAATAAAAAGCACTGGAATAACCTCCGTAAACCACATTGGCTATTCAACTTCGTCCGGGAGTGTTACTTTTACGTTTGAACTTAATGGAGTCGCGGCGGCCCCGAATGCTGATTGTGATGTAAGTTTTTGGATAATAAACTAAATTAGTTATATTTGGTTTCATGAAAAAGATAGCAATATTAATACTCTTTAGTTTTTCAGTAAAGGCGCAGGAGTACGTTCGTGAAGAGCCAAAGAAAACAGATTGGGTTAAGGTTGCTTGTTTAACTGATTTTGGAGTTACTTATGGCGAGTTTTTAGCATTACCGGGGACTCTAAGATCAGACTGGCTAAAACACTACATAGCTGGACAGATAATCGGAATGGGGTCGGATGTGTTTTATTACCGGCTGACTCATAAGAAGTGGCTTTCTAATACGCTGGCAATTTTAACTACTGGCATAATTGGCGGAGCAAAAGAAATGATTGATCCGTATCGGGGAGGGTCAAGAACATGGCAAGATGCTGCTTGGACTCTTGGTGGCGGTGTAAGAGGAGCTTTTAGAATGACTTGGTACCTCGATAAGCATAGAAAAGAAAAGAAAAACTTTAAACAAATAACTGAGTAAAATGGAAGAACTAACGATCGAACAGGCCTTAAATAACTTACAAACGTTATGCGATAACTACATTGGAAAAAAACAGGATCATGTAGCTTTAGAGCAAAGCATGAATAAGATTAAGGATGCAATTTATCCGAAACCGAAAGAAGTAGAATCTAAATAAAAAACATAAAACAATGAACATCGAGACAATCAGAATCCAATTATTAAGCGTATTAAACGCTAATTCTGCTCAACTTGGGGAAACGGCTACTTTGACTCAGGAGCAATTAAACGACATTACAGACGCTTGCGCTGTGAAATTGGAAACAGTAAATCCTACGACTACTTACCCACCAACGGGCAGATGAAAATCCTTTCGGCCATAGCTGTTATATTATTCTGCTCCGGGTACTGGATTTGTGACTTGTTTTTTGCAAACGGGTCTGGTAAGTGGTGGGATTTAAGGTTATCAATTTACACGATAATTTTTGCATTGTGCTTTACTGTTGCATGGAAATTAACAGCCGGAATGACTAGGGCTATTTTCTTTACTGGCATGGTTTTTTGCGCCGGGGACATACTTGACAGGTACGTATTTAACATTCAGCAATTTAATATTAACGATTTGGCATTGTATCTATTTGCCGCATTTTATTTAATTAGAGCTTATGCCAGAGAGATTAAAGCACATTCCTGACGAAATATGGAACTTCCTTATAAAAGTTTTACCATTTAGTTTAGCAGCGTTGGCCATAAGTATCAGTGTGCAAGTTAAGAATAAAACGGCATCCGTAATAAGCGCTATAATGTCAATCATAATAGGTGTTTCATGCGCTTACATTACTGGCACATTTATAACAAGAAACTTTAGTCCTAGCACCGCCCCCATAATTATTGGCGTGGTAACAATTGCCGGGGAAAAAATAGCCTACTGGTTAATATACAAATTCAACTTTGATCTGATCGGGGAAGCTTTAGTTAAATCAATCATTAAAAGATTTAGGAAATAATGGAAAACATAAGCGAACACATAAGCTATAAGGAGGCTACACAAAGCCCAACAGCTATCCGTAGAGGGATTAATAACAACCCTCCAGACAATGCATTGCCATTTATGAAAGCGGTGGCAGAACAATGCTTTGAACCTCTTAGAAAGTGGTACGGTAAGCCTATTAAGATAAATAGCTTTTACAGATGTCCTGAATTAAATGAAGTGGTAAAAGGGGCTTCAAATAGTCAACACGTAAAAGGGCAGGCTATTGACATTGACGCAGGTAGCCGTGAAGAAAACAAAAAGTTATTCGATTATATCAAGACAAATTTAATCTACGATCAGGTGATTAATGAATACGACTACTCATGGGTTCACGTGTCATTTAATCCGGGACAGAATAGAAATCAGGCTTTTGCAATATCATGACCAAACAATCCCGCAGTAAAATAGCTACCTTATTAGGGGCCGCAACCTCTCTAGTTTCCGCATTAGTGTTGATTGATTTCGACACGCTTAACTGGACTTCTATAAACGATTGGCTTAAGTTGTTAGTAGTGGCTTTACCGGCTTTGGGTGGATTTGTCAGTGAGGTAAAGGGGAAATAAAAAAGCCTCCGGTTAAGAGGGCTTAAAAATATCTGGTTCGTGACGGTTCCAGAAGGATGAAAAACAGCCAGCATATACCAGCGTATCATTTGCACATTTCAAATATACAAACAATTCCGTATATTTGCAAGTATTATTAAGCCGTTGCCGCTTTTACTGCCCACATAGCAGCTTCCTCATAAGTAGTCTGAGCAATTGCACATAATCTACGATCTGCTGTTGGTAGTGAATCTACTAAATTTATTAATTCGGCAGTTTTTTGTTTTATTAAATCTACATTTGAATCCTTCGACGGATTAAATTCTGTGCGAACACGTAGTTCGCCTAATGTTTTTTCGTTTTCCATGTTACTAAAATAAACACTATCTTTGAATTATGCAAAAAGAATTTAACCCCATCATGAAAGTAACAGGAATTTTTTACCTGGTGATTATTTTACTGTGTGTTTTGTTGGCATCTTGTGCAACCCAAACACGTTGCGCCGGTAAATTCCCATGCATCGTAAAAGACAGTGTTAGCGTCATTACCAAGCTGGTTGAAATGCCTGTTATTTTGACGGACACGGCCTATATAAGATCATTCTATCCTAATCCATGCGCTGACATGTGCGACTCGCTGGGAAGGCTAAGGAAAGGTTTTTCAATGTCGGTGCCGAATAGTAAAGGAACATCTACCACGATTAAGGAAAGTGGCGGTAAACTGGTAGCCGAAACGGGACTTACTGGAATTAAATCTAACGCTGCCGTACCTCAAACAACAATCTCAAGCAAGACCGGTTATTCGGTACAATGCCAAAAAAACCACCAAACCGGATTCGAAACTTTCCTAATCTGGTCTGGTGGTTTTTGGTGGATGGGGGCTGTATTTATTTTGGTAATAAAGCTGGCGAGAAAGCGTTGATTATTTTAAAAGGCCAAAGCGTCAACGATCGCGTTAAATAATTGCCCTTTCTTTTGTTGAAATTCTGGCAATCTACCAAAGGGAAGTAAGTAAGGGCTTAGTCTTAACTCTTTATCTTCTTTTTCCCCATATAGCCAACCATCTTTTATTTTTTGATCCGTCCAAATGTTGTGAAGTAAGTCAGGCCCGGAAGATGGGTTTTCAATCCTGAACGCCACGGCTTTAAATACAACTTCTTTTTTGTCATATTCAAGGTGCCGAAATGATTTTTTGTACTTATCACCCTGTGACTCGCAAAGAGTCTGATAAGCGTTAATACAAACCATTGCTATGGCATTTATTTTTTCTTCATTGGTTCCATAAAGGATGCACGATTCAAGTGCTTCGATGAGTTTTGTTTTTTCTGACATGGTTATTTTTTTATAAAGGTAATAATTTACGACTATTAAACCATGAATTAATCGCTATTTAAAGACGTTGGTATTAAGGTAGCGCAACCACCCCAGCAACTACAACATAAACTTCTATTCAAAATAATGTGATTAGTAGAAGCCATATCGTTTCCGGTTGAATCCGCTCCAACTATAACTAAAGTTGTTCTACCATAGCTGTCTTTGGCTAAATAGATTACTAATCCTTCAGACCCGGTTTGGCTTAAAACAGATTGTAAGGCTACTTTACCAAAAAGAAACCTGGTTTCAGAACCAGACGGCGCATCGTCTCGGTATGCTTTAGTTTCTGTTGATGCCTCGGAAAGCGTGACGACGTGGTTAAAGTTAGGAATAAATGAGTACGTTGGTTGTGCATTGATTGTTACTGCGGATAAAATCAACGCAATAAGCATTATTTGTTTTTTCATTTGTTTATATGGGTTTTACGAAGCCGCCCAGGGCTGTTGGTTATTGTATTTGTTCAGGGTCAAACTGTAAATGACCTATTTGTATTCTACAAAACGGCAAAATGAAATTGTGACTAACTCCGATATAACCGTGATTTTTTCCATTATAAACATCCTTCCAATAACCTATTCCAATGATAGGATGTATTTTGAAATGACTTATTTTTAATATGTGTTTTTTTGTATTAGCCATTATTCTTTATTTTTAATAATTCTACAGTTACAATTAAAGCCTGTATTTTATCTTCGTTAAATTCTATTCTTTTATTTCCATCACGCCAACCTTGAAGATATCTATCCTTAGAATTGGTTTTATTCAGGAAGTATAAAAACTCTTGTATACGCTCTGTTTTTGATTGAGGAAAAACTAAATATTCGTGGCCTGTTTCTACCTCCAGTATGGCTCGTTTATTCTTTTTACCTAACCTGTACTTCATATTATTTTTTTAGTTTATAATCTCTCTGTTATACGTTTGGCAATGGGGGTAAAATAGGTTTAACTAGCATCTTTGCGCCATGACAGCAATCGCATGGATAAGTAGCGGATGTGCCAGTGTTTATCGCTGGAGCCATAAAGCCTTGTCCGTTACACTTAGGGCATAACTGCCATTCGCTTACAATTGGTTTCGGCCCCTGTTCTTCCTGCCCTTTGGCACCGCGCATTAATGCTTTACGTAGAGCATATTGCCTAGTATTGTAATGTACGTCATTTATACAATCTACATCTTTGTCGCTATATTTGGCTTCCGCCGCTTTGGTTAGTTGGTCGCTCATGGGTTATTAAAAATTAATATTGATTCGTAGCTGACTCTTAACTCAGAGTTTCTGCCTTTTTTCATTGAATTAACAGGCACTTTTATTTCTTCCACAAGTATTAATCCAATACTCTGCAAAGTATTTTTATGCCAAGACGTAACAGGCATCTGCTCTCCTTTTCGTATATGATCCTTAATGTTTAAAATAAATAGGCCTTCTTTTCTTAGAACTCTTTTTAATTCGACGTATATTTTTTCGTGCTTTAATTTATAATTAACGCCCCATTGCATACATCCTGTATTTTCCGAAGATAATTCTCTACCCAGTGTATGTGTATAGGTGATTCTTAAAGAAGAATCTTTTGAATTATGTTTATCAGCCATTCTATTGCCGTAAGTAGGAGAAGTACATATTGCCCCTATTTCACCCGTCTTAAATGGCAAAAACTCAGCGTCACAATTAGTCCATTTATCTATTTTGTATTTTTTATTAAAACACCATTCAGGCTCTATTTCGTTACAAAACACCTTTCCGTTAAATCCAAATTCTTTAATCAGCCCTATTTTACCAGTTCCTGCAAATGGATCTAAAACAACATCTACGCCTTGTAATTTACTCGCAAATATAGGAATAAAACTATCAGTATATTTTGCTGGATGCTTTTCCATCTTACTTTTTGTTTTTAGTTGTTAAAATATAATCTGCTATTTCTTGACGTAAATGTAGGTCGTATTCATTTTGGCCTTTAAATCCCATTTTGTCAACCTTTTCTTGCAGGGCTTCAATATCATTCATTACAGATTCCTTATCCACCGCATCACTTTTCTCCTGTCTTAGACTTGCGAGTTCGGTGGTAGTGTGCTCTTTGATTAAGGCCGTTATAACATCCAACACTGTGCGTTTATCCGGTGGCTGCTTATAGAAGCAAACCTCAAATATTTTCTTGGCATATGCCTCCGCCGTTAGCGGCGCTTTACTTTGTTCCATTCTGTGTTTGTTTTAGTTGAATATTTTAAAATATGTTATTTAACAGCACGAGTTACACCTGAATGAGCATGTTAAACAAACAGTCACTCCGCCTATTAATTTCAATTCTTGTCCACATTCTGGGCAATTTCTTACTTTAATCTCGTTTTCCATGTTGGTTATTTGTGGTGGTTAAACAATACCGGCACCACATCACCTTTAACGTACAAGGGGTGTTTAGGGGAACCATTTTTATTCTTTTGAAGCGCTTTAGCATTAGGGAACATTCTCATTAACACGGCATCTCTGGCGTGTTGAAAAGGCTCTTTAAAATTACCCCATGCAAATATTACCTCTGTGCAGTTATTGCCAATCTCAGCTATATACCGTTCATTAATTTCAAACTGGTCATAATCAATAGCTATTTCTTTAGGATAAGCAGTTACAAATGGAAAGCAATTAAGCATCCATACACCGCCGTAGCCCCACTTTGTAGCAAATGAAATTACTCGTCGAATTGTAGGATCATCTTTTTCGGCATTAGCTGTCGATGGATTAAGACCTATGAAAGCTATACACGGTTTATTAACATCCCAAATTCTTGAAAGCCAATACCTGTTTCTGCCATCTTCTGAAAATTTCGCTTCTCGCAACATCATCTTCTCTTATTTTATATTGTTTTGTTCATTATTAGGGGTTAGGGTTTTAATAACGGTTGATACGTTGTTGACGATGAGCTTGATTTATTCCAAACCGACCAACAAACCTCCATTGTAGGGGCCGATTTCTTATCTCCGGGTTTTCTTAAATGAAACTTAAAGTCAGGACGCCACGTAAGAGGTAATACGTGTGTTGGTGGATATTTATTAAACAATGTCGCCCGTTTTTTACTGTGCCAGTATTGACTTTTCAAAAGCATGGCAACAAGTCTCACTCCTGGCATTTCAATGGATCTTTTAATAAACGCTTCAGCGTGCTCAAAGGGAGGATTTGTAATAATTGCGTAGCATTCTTTTGATAACTCAAAAAAATCCTCTCCGTTTTGAATATCTGTCGATATTACCGTATGATCATAAGACTCAAGCACTTTACTCATATACAATTCTCCACAAGCCGGTTCCCATATTATGCGACCTGCCGGAATGTTTAGAAAATTCATTAAGGCCTTAGTGCAATCTGGCGGAGTAGGGTAATAGTCTAAATCCCTTCTTTTATCTTTACCGGCACCTCCAGTTAGTTGTAACGCATCTTGTTTCATCTCACTCTTTAATTTTAATTATTACATACACCTTTTCGGTGGGGATTTGGTTGGCCACGAGGAGAGATCGGAAGGAGCCAGTTGCATTGTCAAAACTAAACGGCAGGCCTTGGTAATTTTTGAAAATTACAAGTTCTATTTCTAAATCAGACAATTCAACAATCCCCGCCGCCTGATCTTCTGTAATGGTGGACGTGGTGGCGATTAGTTCGTGTTTAATCTTTGGCGTTAAGTTTTCTTGCTCATTAGCGTACTTATAATAATAAATCAAAACATCGCCATGTACGCCAATCATGTGATCTGTTGATTCTTTTGGCACCTCAACCAAAAGCCATTTACCTTTTGATGTCGTTATTGTGTGTTGCATGGGTTATTATTTTGTAGTAATTCAAATCTGATTCTGTGATTGTAAAAGTCTCCATCTCCACTCGCGTGTAGCGCATATGTTTTTCCTGAAAAAGTAACCTCTGCATAACTTCCATCTTCAAAAGTTACTTCCGAATCCCTAGGGAAAACAGCATAAAAATGCTCGTCGCTGTTTAAAAAACACTCCATATTGTGAGCATTTGTCGGCATTGGATCTTTTGTCTTAAATGTATAATCTTTTATTTCCATCCGTTATGGCTTAATTGGTGGGGTTAATAATTAATCGAATCCGTCTCGTAATAGGTTTGCAAAAGGCGAGTCGTCATTAGGACATTCTAAACTATGATCGTCAGTTAATCCGCATATATCACACTGACTAGGGTTGTCAGTAAATTCTTCGCAATGACTACATTCTATGTTATTGCATTCGCATACAGAACCGCAATATTCGCAAATGTGTGCTGGTGCTTTCATGTTACTTAAATCCTTTTTCCAAGCATTCAACCATAAGATAGTGAGGGCTGCGTTTAACTTTACTTGCTTTAGCCTCTATGCGTTTAATCAGGTCATTAGTCAGCTTAACCGACTTAATTGTTTTAGTTTTATCTTTTGCCATTTGAATAAATTTTCTACAAATATAAGTAATAAATATAAATAACAAGTAATAAGTTACAAACAATTATACTGTTAATAACTTTTATTACCTTTTAACACTTTTGTTTGATTTTTATGTCTATATTTGTCAAGGCAATAACGCTAAACAATTTAAAACTATCAAACATGAAAACTTCAACTACCACAACAAACCCTTACGATTTAGGATTAAAAACTTTCAAGACTGAAAATGGTGATAAGCGTGTAAAGATGGGATGTTTTGATCGGTTATTGTCTGAATGGGAATCTGACTTTTGGAACAATAATAATGAATTTCCTAATAACGGATCGTTAGATAGTGAACTAAGGGTTATGGCGTTTGAAGTAGCCAAGAAATGGTTTGAAATAATCGAAAAACAAAATGATACACATTAACACAGAATTCCTACTCGGAGCCGTTCAAATGGAATTGTCCGGCATAGCAGATTCCCGCATAAAGTCGGTAAATGTTACCATAGTAAACGAAACATCCGCTAGTATTAGATTGAATTGGAAGCACTTTCCCTTTACCAGCTTCCAAGAATTTGAAGTTGGAAGTCATAACACGCTAGACTATTTGAGGGAAACGATGGCTTATGAGTTGTTGAACATGGAGGCGAGAATTAAAGAATTAACTAACCAATAAAAAATAAATAAGATGAACAAAATTGAGGCATTACAAAAAACAATCTACAATCTTGAAAACAACGTGTACAGGTACCAATGGGATTCTTGTAATGATTGTAATTGTGGTATTTTATCGAGAACTATTATGGGAGGAAAATCTCCTTATGAGGGTGGCTTTTTAGATGCGCCATTTATAAAACGGATTGAGTGGCCGTTTTCAGAAAATGCGTACTGCATGACTACAAATTTACCACTGCAAGAAGTTTTTCAATCGTTTAAAGATTCGGGATTTTCTTTTGAAGACATACTTAACCTGGAATCTTTAGGAGACGACAAAATAATTACCCGTCTTCGCTGGGATAAAAAGCATAGTAAATACACTACGAAAAAATATGTTATCCTCTACCTAAAAGAATGGGTAAAGATGCTCCAAGAAAGAGAGCCAAAAATTAAATTTGTCACTTATTCTAAAATCATTCAAAACATTCCAGTCAATGCAAACTAACCCCAACCTCCTACTATCCGCCATAATTAAGGCGGTAGTAATAACAATTTCAGTGCTTTCAACCGCTGCTTTTGTCGTAATAATGGCGTGGAGTTTTGTTGAACGGTATATTAATAAGTGAATAATATGAGCTTTGACGAAGGAACGGAACATGGTGAGCGTAGAACTTTACCAAAAAACAAATCGATTGGCGGATGCGGAAAGCATATAGGTCAACCTTTAATTAATTGTCCATTGTGTTCAATTGAAAGAGAAAATAAAAATATCAAAACATCCAAAACACTGCAAGAATTAGCAATTGAAAATAATCTTTCAGGCGACGAATTAATGTTAGTTTCTTGCTATTTAGTATCTTTAAGAATGCATAGAAAAGGAATTAACCCAGAGGTGTTTATGAAAATAGTTAATAATTGGGAAAGAATTGAAAAAGCTATTAACGTATTAAAACACGATTTATTATGACAACACTACCAGCAACATCTATCCCGGCAATTCAGGAGCAGATTCTTGAATGGGAAAAAGAACTACCATCAGAACAGGAAAAACACTGGAACCTGCAATGGAGGGGAATGTTTAACAGAGAACTTTATGAGCGCGTTAAAGCAGCGAAACAAGGAAAGGAGGTAACAAATGGACGCTAAGGAATTGAGGCTAGGTAATTTTTTACAAGACCGGAAAGGCCGTCTTTGTATTGTAAAAATAATAGACAATAACGATGAAGGGTTTATGGCTTCTGCTGTTAAATGGCTAGTGACATCATTACCAAATTCACCAATCCCGTTAACAGAGGAATGGTTATTTAAGTTTGGGTTTGAAAAAGGGAATTTAGAGTATTTTATTCACGAAAACGTAAGGATAAATTTTGATTTACAATTTGAATTTAAAGGAGTAAATAATCTAAATTGTGGAACAA